ATTGCTTGTGGTAAAGTATCCAATGGATTCTATTGCCTTGATTTTGATAAGCACAATGGAGAGCCAATAAAGGATATTTATGAAAGCTTCATTGCTCTTCCATATATCTTTGGATTAATAATGGAAGGAAAGCTATCCATTTACTCAACAGCTGGAGGAGGATATCACATCTATTTTATTTACAAAGATGATGTTCTATCTGGTGAAGTCTTTGCATATTGGGAAACCAAATCAGTAATGATTGAGATTAGAGGCAATGGTCAATACGCAGCTTGCTGGCCAAGTGAAGGATATAAACATATCAATGGATCAGAATATATCAAGTTGCAACCATTGGAATCTCAAGAAGAGTTTAATGCAATCAAAGATTTATCTCATTCATTCAATAAATACAAAGAGATTGTTTCAAAGACCAGGACAATTGACTCCAATAAGAAATGGGCAGAGACCTGGAAGGATACGACTCCAGATGGAAAATACAACATTGAGAATCAACAAGAGGCAAAGGACTTATTAACTAAGGCTGGATGGCAGTATTGTGAGAATAGAGGAGATGTGGAATACTGGACAAGACCAAACAAGGATATCAAGGATGGATTCTCAGCTACCTTTGGTCACTTTCCTGGAATGTTTTACATCTTCTCAGAGGATTTAAACTGCAAGCCATTCAGTGCTAAGCAAGCTTATTCACCATTTAACATTCTTACTGAGCTGAAATATGATGGTGATTGGAAGAGAGCCAAGGATGAACTCAGGAAGAGATTCAACATGGTTGATAATGAGGAGTTCTGGAGCAAGAATGAGAAAGGTAATTATTCACTTAACAATAAGAGATTCAAGGATTTTTTAGAGTCAAATGATTTTTTTAAGAACTCCCCAAATGAGGGGAGCACATTTGACTTTATTCAAAAACAAGGCATCTTTATGAAGATTGTCTATGAGAAAGATATCAAGGATTTTGTGATTGAATGGATTGAGCAGAATCAATGTGATGAGGGAGTATTTAACTTGATGACTGGAAACTTGAAATTCTTTAAAAGAGATTATCTGAGCTTATTAAAATCAAAATCAATTGAGGTTTTAAAAGACAGCAAGGATGAATGCTATCTGTTTTATCGCAATTGCATTGTTAAAATAACAAAGGATAAAAAAGAGATATTAAGATATTCAGATGTAAGTGTTGGTATCTGGAGAGACCAGGTCATTAATCGAGATTACTATCCAACCGATCATCATCATTCAGAATACAGAACATTTATCTGGAAAATAGCTGGAGAGAATAGAGATAAATACAAAGCATTTCAGACTGTTATTGGATATCTATTGCATTCATTCAAAACTAACAGCAATAATAAAGCAATAATCTTCAATGATGAGATCATATCTGAGAATCCAAATGGAAGATCTGGTAAAGGTATATTTTGGAATGCATTGAAACAACTTAGGAAAGTTCAGTCATTGGATGGCAAGACATTTGATTTTAACAAATCATTTCCTTATCAAAGTGTTGCAACTGATTGTCAGGTTCTGGTATTTGATGATGTTAAGAAGTCATTCAATTTTGAGAATCTATTCAGTGTAATTACTGAAGGAATCAGCATTGAATACAAAGGAAAGGACAGTATCAAGTTGGATGTCACTGAGTCACCAAAGATAATCATCACAACTAACTACACAATCCAAGGAGATAGTGCTTCATTCAATGCAAGAAAATATGAGGTTGAGATGAGTTCTTATTTTAATGACAACTATACTCCAATAATGGAATTTGGTCATGAGCTTTTTAATGAATGGTCTGATGATGAATGGGCCTCATTTGATAATTACATGATGAACTGCATCAGCATCTATCTTGAGAATGGATTAATTGATATGCCATTAAAGAATTTAGATTATAGAAAGCTCCTTGATAAAATTGGCAATGAGATGAATATATTTTTCGGAGGCCTTTACAAGAATGAATATTTAAACATCAAGAAAACTTATGATGACTTATTAGATAGCTTTCCAGAGCTAAGAAAAAAGAATGTATCTCAGACTTTAATGACTCGTAATTTGAATAAATATTGTCAATTTCATGATCTTGAATTTGAGACAGCATACTCTGGAGGAGTTGGTAGAATGATAATCAAAGATAATAAACAAGAATTTTTACCATTGGAGGATGCTCCATTTTAAAACCAAATGATATGACAACAAAACAAAGAAAAAGAGTGCAACAGATATGCTTGGCACTGGATGCATTGATTTATGTAACTAAATACTCATGATATGAAACAGACAGCAGTAGAATGGTTGGCTAATAATCTTAAACAAAATCATGGTATTGATTTGACTTTGTATAGTGAATTTGAACAAGCTAAACAAATGGAGAAAGAGCAAATGAAACTTTCACGCGTTCCGATTGCTTATGAAAATAAATCATGGCAAGGATTAATGGAAAGGCATTTTGAACAATGGTACAATGAAACCTTTAAATCAGAATAGAATGAAAGAGACAGCATTAGAATTTTATGCGGAGCAAGAAGTAAAATTAACTCTTGACTTTTTAGCAAATAAAATTAATCAAGTAGAGTATGGTATCAAAAGAGTAAAGTTAATTGATCAAGCTAAAGCAATGGAGAAAGAGCAAATTAATAATGCACATTATCAAGGTAGTGAAAATTATAGAAGACAATATTATAACGAAACCTTTAAATCAGAATAGAATGGAAAAAAAATACTTTATCATTGAGGTTGGTGAAGATATATCAAGCTCATTTCTTTTTGCCATATTGGATAAATTAAGAGAGCAAGGTCATTATTTTGTAGTTAGTTGCACATCCAATACAAGTCAATTTGATTTTAATAGAGTTACAAAAGAAGAGTTTAATAAATTCAATGGTTATGAACAAAATTAACAAAGACAAACTTAAAGCTCTTGAGATGGAACAACTCAAAGCTAAATATCCAAGCATGAGACCAGAGCTAATTCCATTAACTGATTGGAAAGATACCTCAGCCAATGGATTGACTAAGTGCATTATCTTTTGGATCAATGCTCTGGGAGGACAAGCTGAGAGAATCTCATCTCAAGGCCAGTACAGAGAAGGCAAAAAGATTAAGGTTGGAACTGGAGAGATACAATATGAGAAACAGCTACCAGGCAAATGGACTCCAGGTCAATCAACCAAAGGCACAGCTGATATATCAGCAACAATAAGAGGCAGATCAGTTAAGATTGAGGTAAAGTATGGCAATGATAAACAGTCAGATCATCAGAAAGCTTATCAAGAAGCTATTGAGAAAGCTGGAGGTACATATATTATTGCAAAAACATTTGATGATTTTGTATTGTGGTATGAAAGTTTTTCTTTACATTTGTAAAACTTTAAATTAATAGATATGCAAAATGATGAATTAACTCATGTAGGTTTATACATGAAGCTCCACAGAGCAAAAATGTCAATTGGAAAGGTGGTTAAGAATGCCACGAATCCACATTTCAAACGTAGTTATGCTGATATCAATGCATTGCTTGAGACAGTTGAGCCAATCCTCCATGAGAATGGCTTGATATTACTCCAGCCAATCCATGACAATGTCTTGTTAACTCAGATTATTGACATTGACTCAGGTCAAAAGGTTGAGAGTTGGTTGACATTGCCATTGATCCAGGATCCACAGAAGATGATCTCAGCGACAACCTACTATCGAAGGGCAACATTGCAAGCTCTCTTATCCTTGCAAGCGGTGGATGATGATGGTAACTCAGTGACAGCAACAGTCAAAGCACCAAAGCCATCAGTAACTGATGAGCAGTTTAAGATAGCTCTTGAGAAAATCAAAGCTGGTAAATATACCATTGAGAAGTTCAAAGAGAATTATTCACTAACAAAAGAACAGGAGGCACAATTATGAAATGGCATCCATCAGCAATTGGTGAGCTTATGACAGCTCCAAAGTTAAAGTCAGAGGTATTATCTGAGACAGCAAAGAAACAGATCAGAAAGATAGCAAAGGAGCAGTTCTTTGGATTCTCTTCATCAATCACAACCAAGCCAATGATTAAAGGCAAGGACTGGGAAGAGGAATCCATTGCTCTTGTCAATCAAGTGAGAGGCACATTCTATGTCAAGAATAAAGAAAGATTTGAGAATGAATTCCTTACCGGTGAGCCAGATATCATCCTGGACCATTCAATAATAGACATCAAGACATCATGGTCCCTTGAGACTTGGCCAGCAACTCCAGATGAAGGAGTTAATAAGGATTACATGTGGCAACTATTTGCATATTGTTGGCTATTAGATAAGCCACAAGCTGAGTTGATCT